GCTGATAATTCTTCACCGTTTGGTGTAAGTGCCTTTGCCGCCGTGTAAGCTGCAATAAGTGCCGCCCCATTTGTCTTTGCGTTGCTTGTAGTTTCAACGACAACTGCTGACTGGATGCTTAATCCACTTATATCTGAAAGATCATTCATTGTAGCAAATGAATTGGTAGCATTCGGGGAATTGGCTCCCTGTATGGCCGCAAGCTCATCATCGGATACACTTCCATTCTCCATTTGACTGTGGATTTGTTCGGTCACCTCTACCAGATCACCAATGACGTCACCGATATAGTACATTTGAGATCCACCGGCTGTAGCCTCATTTTTCAACTTCTGTGCCGCAGCACCAATTTGTTCCAATGTTGTTTTGATACTCATAGCTCATTTATTTTTATTTTTCACTATTTTAATATTTGACTAACTCTACGCACACCACTCACAGGATTAGGATTTTGTGTTTCTCCTAAAGCATTCTTAGTATTACCACCTGTATCTTTTCCGCCACCCATTAATTCCTCTTCTTCGTCCTTAGTAAGTTCTTCTTCCTCTTCGATTGCACGTTCACGGTTTTCTACAATTTCCTCAATCTGATTTTTATCAAAATACAAGAAATGTTTTAAGAACAAATCTAATGGTAAATACTCCTCTATTCCAGACATTACAAACTCTTTCATTGAAGCAGCACGAACCCTTCCAAGTTCAACTTTTTCTTTATCTGAAAGACTAAACATCTTGTCCCATACAATCATATAAGGTGTTGCTGGTTCAGGTAATACACCTACCTCAATACATTTGTCTATAAAAGGACGTAATATCATTGGTTCATTTTGTTCTTCACGACGAGAAGTTACATAACTAACCCATTCCAACTTGTCTTGTGCAGAACTTAACTCACCACGTTCAGAACCCGTTAGGATACGTTTTGGAATACCTGTAACAGCAGAAATCATTTGCATTTGTACATCCACGTGATTTATAGGATCTGCAATCTGTTGTGCCAAGGCATTATACTTTACTCCTTCATTAATAAGAATCCTACGAAGATTGTTTTCAAACTCATCTATTTGTTCTTTTAATGAGGTAAACATTTCCTCTGTCATTTGGTAATCTGGTGAAACCTCTCCAGTATATCCAGGACGTGCCCCACGCCAAAACATTTCAGCATCACCACCAACTAACTTTTCCAAATCAACTAAACGATTAAATACCGCACGTAATCTTGGTGTACCAAACACTTCGTCATCTACAGGATCTTCTACAAGATGTACGACACGTGAATAATGAACGTTGACAGTCGTTACAGAATTACCTGTTGTTATTTTTACACCATAATACAATGGTTGTCCATAACGTTCACTTTTAGGGTCTTCATCATATTTTGATATTTCTGCTTGATCTTCCGAAAGAGGTTTAACATACAATAACTCTAATTTTTTATTTGTAGACTTTGAAACAGGATTTTTAAGCCCTTCCCGATTAGTCACATCACTTAATCCAAGAAACAAAATAGAGTAACGACCAATACCTGTTAATTTGTCGGCACGAATAAAAATAGACTTTAATTTCAATTTTTTGTCTAATTCCTTCCAAGCCTTTTCAAATTCACTATCATCTTCTTTTATCGTTTCAATTACATCAATTGTACCTTTCCAAGATGCTTTTACAGGGCGGTCAATAATAGCTTTTGCGATATCGTGTCGTAAATAACGATTCCAATAAGTTGAAAAAGTAATTTCTTTTGGATAACCAAGTGCTTGGTAAATGTCCCTTGTCCCACCATAGGTATCTGTTCCTAACATATTAGCAAAAGTCATTCTTGCCAACAGTTCACTAAATACTGACATCTTTTTTAATTCAGTATTCATTTGCGGTGCTATTTTCCTTTTTCTTTCCATTATGTTATTCTTCTTGCTACCTTTTTCCTTGTCAAGAAATTAAACCCACCTGAGGTGGCATCAACCTGGTCTTTATATGTTGAGTTTGGGAACAATTCAAATTCATCCATATACACCTTGTTCCACTCTGCAATTCTCAACAATATATTACCATTATTTACTTGTACACTTAACGGGTCTGCTCGCTTTGCTTTATCCCCCGTAGGCTTGTCTGCTTCTACAAGATACCCTGCAAGATTACGAATTGTGTTTTCCGCCGATTCTTTACCACCACTGCCAGGTTCCTGCTCAACTACCACCCAACACTTCTTCCCATCCACTTCAGCAGTCTGTCGTATAATTCTTTCCCTTTGTTCAGAACTCCATTGTCCACGTTTTACGTCATCCACCAAAAACTTACCACTCTTAAGTTTCCCAATCTTTACCCCTACCGTGTAAGCACCTTTTCCTGCACTTCCTGCCTTATCCCAATAACGTACCCATTTAATGTCATTTTCCTTTTCTTCCAATATTTGATTAGTCATTTGGAAATGCTCTATTTTGAACATCCCACCACCTGGAGGAGTCGGTGCTTGACCAATTTGTCCGGCATAACCATATTGTCCAAGATCGGTTTCCAATTCCTGTAAAACAGACCAAGGCATACGATTTACATCAAATAAATCATCTATGTAATGTATTGCTAATTCTGGTGGATTTAATTTAGACTTGAAATGAAGTATTTCCCCTGGAAGACATATATGTCTTAAATTACCTTTTTTCTTCTCTAATAAATGTCCTGACGGATCATCCTGGTGTAGCCTCTGCATAATACCAATCGTAGCAGAAACCTCTTTATTTGTCTTACGTGTAGAAAGAGTTTGATCAATCCAACGAGCAGCATTCTCTAATTCTATATCAGAAGCAGCTTGTTGTGGATTAAGAGCATCGTCCCAAATAAGAATATCACCGTGGAACCCTGTTAATGTTCCTCCTACTGATGTACTATAACGATTACCTCCAAAGGATTCTCTATTATAACGCGGAGAAATAGGACTTGGTTCCTTCTTTACTATTCTATAATTAGTCTTGGTATCTTTGTCTGCTTTAATATCGAGTTCAGGGTAAAGTTCCTTAAATCTTTGAGATTTGATTAAGTCTCTGCTATACTCTGCTGACTCTAATGCTAATGTCGAAGAATAAGAAGCAGTAATAAAACGCATCCAATACCATTTCGTCCAACACCATACAGGAAATATGATACTGCAAAGAATAGTCTTGGTAGAACCTGGAGGTACATTTATTAATAAATCGTGCTCTTTCTTTTTACGTTCCCCAACTCTTGTTGCAATTTGTTCCAGCTCTTTACATAAATAAGGAATATGCCAATTGTCAGTGTAAACCTGAGTACTTATTTCTGGCCAGGCCCATTGCAAAAAATGATATAGCGAACGATTGTTCAATTCTTTAGTAATAGCAGCCGGATGGCTGAGGGCTTCTAGAACCTTTGAATTCTGGATTGTCAAAAGCTCTTCTGCAATTTTATTTTTACGTACCCTTTGCACTATTACCATTTTTAAAACTATGCGATTTTAAGTGACCCGCCTTCTTCTGTTTTACCTTTTTTAGCCAGCTTGTCAAGTATCATCAAATCTTCTGTAGTAAACTCAGACAAATCTAATTGGTGATTAACTGAAAGTTTTCCATTGATTTCAAGCCTTTCCGCCCAAACATCCGGTTTCCTTGCCTGCAACCATTTAATCGCTGCCGTGACATTCGGTGGATAATGCTTTTGTATCTGCACTAACAAAGGTTCTGTAAATTCAGCGGTTACCTTACCTTCTTCATCAAATATCTTTTTCCTATTTGTCAAAACAACAGTTTCCGGACAAGTGTACCCAACGGCTGCCTGATATAATGAATTAGCAACCCTGGCATCAGCCAACATTTTTCCTTCCTTTAATGACTTCAAAAATGCTGGTTTTGATTTCTTCCATTTATCAATAGTACTTGGTAGAACATCAAATGCTTGTGCGAGCTGAACGTCAGTGACTCCCAGCAATGCGAAGAAATAAGCCAACCTTACAAATTCTTCCCTATAAACCTTTTCGGCACCTGTGGTTGGTCGACGTCTTGGAAGAAATGCTGCCTCTGGTAACCTATGCCTTGCAGCAATTCTTGCCTCCCTTTTTTCCTCTGGTGTTTTCATATCTTTTTATTCTACCTTTGTTCTGCAAATACATTGAACAAAGTTATACATTATATATAATATAAACAAAACAGTAGATACCATTACGACACCACAGAATCAAAGTGTTCTTCCCGCCTCCTTCCCTCTTTAAACTCTTCATTTAACTTTTAAATTTTTAAACCTACAAGAACCTCACATAAAATTTTTGAAATTTTTCAACATTTCTATTTATCAAAGAAAAATTCAAATAAAGGTACAGTACAATATAATATATATACATATACACTAATATATTCTATGTTGGAGATTATTATTGTTGATATCTATTGATTCCTTATATATTAGTTGATTCCTTTGTATATCTATTGATTCCTTATTATAATAGCTTTCTATTTACTGATACCTAAGAACCTTTATCAAATCAGTAAAACCTACAAGAACCTTAGAAATATTGTGAAATTATGAAAGGGGTCCTTCACCGCCGTCTTACATAATGAATGCGTCAATTGATTAACTCCTTGGTATGGCATGGTACCAGCCCAGTCCACGTGCCAGTAGCACCCCTCAGTACCTTGTGTTACCAGCTACCTTGTCCAATACCATACTACCAACTATTAATATACATATATCCAG